TCACTCGCTTTCTTTATAGGCAAACAAAGTAATTAATTCAACTCTGGTGTAATTTCCATAACATCCATCATCAAAGCTAATTCTTGGACCGCCAGCAATAGATAAACTTTCAATAACCCCTTCAGATTCATCATCTATCAAAATGACTCGATCTCCTATCTTTGGTTCACGAGAAACAGATAATTGAGTAATTTGTTTTTTTAAATTATTAATTTCTTGTGCTTGTTCTTTAATTTTATTAACTGCTTTAATGTTTAAATCGGTAGAAGATGCTTGAATGCCTAATAAATCTTTTAACTTTTGTATTTCTTTTTCTTGCATTTCACATTTATTTTGCAATGAAATAATAAAACTTGGATTTTCTCTCAATAATTCATCTAATTCATTTGCAGTCATTTTTCATTCGCTTTCTTTAATATGGCTCTTGCAAAGTTTGAAATATTTACATCCCCATAATTTTCTTTCCAAACTTCTAATATTTCTTTATCACTTAATTCACGAATTGGATGTGTATAAAGAAATTCACAGTCTTTAACCCTTGATGCCCAATCCGACCCACTTCCAGCATCCATATATAAATAACCATTTCCATCAAAATCGTATCGTAATGCTACAGGTTCACTCATTTTTTTTCCTTATTGATTAAAGTTACAATTTCATCAGCTGTTTCGTTTACCATAACAAAATTTTGATTATCAAAATGGATGCCACTACCATTTTTATAAATAATAATAGAAGTTATTAAATTTTCATTTACAAGATAATCAAGACCATCATTTCCATGTACTAAAATCATTTAATTACCTCTGATGATTTAAGTTCATTTGTTTCACCATCAAAAATTAGTTTAAGATTAAACTTAAATTCTTTAATGGTTATGGCATGAGTTATATAAGCAATGCCATTTTCATGGTTATATACCTTTGAAAATAATTCAATATCAGGCTTCGGCTCTGGTTTAATTCTTACTTTTTCACAAAAATCAAAAGCTGACAAACTTGAAATTGGATGCCAATCATTTATTGACTTAGACCAACATTCACATTCTTTACCATTAATATATTCTTGAATAACTTCTGCGTGTTTATGCTTCATTTTTACCTCCTTCATTTTCATCTAACCAATCAAGGTATTTACCAATAATTACATTACTTGATGGTGATTTATCTTTAATCAACAAATCCACCAAATAAGACTTTTGTCGATTTATCTTCTCAGAAAATTTAATTGCCTGGTCGAGCTGATCTTGATACTTTTTTAGTATTTCATCCATTTATTTCTCCTCTGGGGGATTAGGTAATGGCATCCAATGGGTGACAGTGTGTAACTCACCTCTGTCGCTAAACCATTTGCCATTCATTAAGAATCCAATATCAATTTGGAATTTGTCATCGCTGAAAACAATTACATCCTCAGGCACTTTTGGCAGCTGGTCATCGATGCTGATCCATTCGCTTAAAGTTAATTGAATCATTTTATTTTCTCCATTAATGTTCGTTGTGGACATACCCAAAAAAATCATCCAGCTGATAACCTTTTCTCCGAAGTGCTACTTGCAGCTTAATTAATGCTCTTTTATAGCATTCAAAGATTGCACCTTCATTTTCTCCAAGTTCTTTTGCAATAGTCGGAAAACTAGCAACTGGATCTAAATTTAATTTATTAATAGTTTTCATTTACATCCTTATATTTAACATTCAGGTCGTATAACGCATCTTGGATTAAATCCAATTTCTGCTGTGGCTTTAGTGCATCAAAAGTGGGTGGAAACTCAACTACCCATCCTAAATAATCTTTTTGTACTACTTTAAGATTGATTACCATTTAATTGCTCCTTAATTATTTGATCTGTTAAATTATTTAATATTTGACGAACTACATCAATGGATTCTAGGTCTGGTTCATTCTTGAACGACACCAAACAATCTTTACCAAAAATTGAAACTTGGTAATCATCCATGAATGGCCTCGACAGTTACAACAATCTTTCCACCTTTCATTACTGGCTTTCTTAAAATGCTCAGCTCATCAATCTGTGAATCGTCATCCCAAACACCAGCAGCAGTCAAAGAGTCCAAAATTGCTTTGAATCGATTATCTAAATCATCTTTTCTGCGTGTAGCCGGCCAATAATCAATATGAACTCTTACTGGCTGAATACCAAATTTAATAGGATAAAACTGAGAAACGATGTTACATACAGTCTTTTTATATTCCTTACCCTTGGTGCTGATGTGCATATGGTGACCAGAACGTCTGTAATAGACATTGTTGCTAGGCGGTACTGGGAATGACATATAAGAAATCATTTTTTCATTTCTTTCATAGCTTTAATCTGTTTTTTCATTTTGGCTTTCTTTTCTTTATCGGCCTTACTGTCCATTTTTACTTTGGCAGTAAAAAAATCTGAATCGTCTATTTGAAAAATGGTCCATTCTTTAGGAAATAGGCTAACTGCTGGAGGCTTATATTCGTAAGACTCCAGCAACCAATCAAGAGTTACCTCAGAATGGGATTTCACTATTTTGAGCCGGTGTATCGCTAAAATCAGCGTTAGCACTATTTTGAACTCCAAAGTCCTCCGCAGCAGTGGTCTTACTACCACCTAATGCTTCTCCATCAGCTACTTTTTGGAGATTGTTTAAATAAAAGGTAACTCCCCTGGCCATGTTGGAATCATAGGCACTAGCCATAATAGAAGCTCTGCAATAGTCACCGGATACAAACTCTGTGCCATTGATGATCTCTTTGCCTTTCAAATCAATTACTCCAGGCTTCTCTGTGGATTTACAACGCAGATAGAAATGGCCATGATATTCCTCAGAATGTGGAGTGCCATCTTGTTTATTGCCATCACCATCTTTAAGAGGATTTTTAAGTCCTTTTACTTTGGAGAGATCTCCAAACTTCTTTTCAAGTGCAGCTTTCATGGCTGCCTTGATTTTGGTGATGCCATCGACATCAGTCTTTGGTATCAACAACTCTACTGAGTAAGACATCTTGCCATCAAGGCCTTCTCTTGGAGTATGCCAGGCTAAATAGGATGCACGAACTTTGTTGGTAACTACTTTCATTTTTCACTCTTTTCACAAAATTGGAGCATTTTATCCAGATGCTCCGGACTGGTACTAATTAATAACCGGTAAACCAAACTGCTAGGCCATAACCTAAAGCAATTCCGAAAACTATTACGATGAAGTAATCAATTAATGGTGTTTTCATTTAATCACCTCTGCGAATATAAGTTTTTTTGATTCACCATCAAATGTAAGCTTGAGATTATCCATTTCATGTTGAAAGGTTTTTGGTTCATATACAGATTCAAGATGAGCAATAGTAAATCTAATTTCTTTTTTTAACTCTAATGGTTTGATTCTTACAGCTTCTTGATAGTAAAAATCTCTTATATCGGTTATAGGAAACCAGCCTTGAGTTACTTCATTACTAAAAAAATACTCACAATCTTTCCCATCGGCAAAAGCTTTAATTACTTGTGAATGTTGATGTTTCATTTTTCCCTCACTAATAAGGCAAACAATAAAGTAAATGCAATCGTTTGCGTTGGATATTTGACAATTAAAAAAGCTGAGAATACTAAAAAGCCAATTAAAAATACAACAAAAATGATTAATAAAATATACTTAACAATTGATTTTAAGATGTTCATTTAATTACCTCGGCTGATTTAAGTTCGCCAGTTTCGCCATCGTAAGTCAATTTTATGTTGTCAAAACTATTTGTTAATTTATGCAAACCAACAATATCTGATTTAGATACATATCCAAATAAAACAGTATCAGGCTTTGGCTCTGGTTTAATTCTTACTTTTTCAAAAGTATCAAAATCTTTAAATGTTGTTATTGAAAACCATTTTTCAGAATATTCTAACCAACCCTCACATTCAATGCCGTCAACAAATGCGTGTAAAACTTCTGCGTGTTTATGTTTCATTTCTCTTCCTTTTCTCTATTAAATTTAACTGCATGAAGTAACTTTAAACTACTTTTAATAACAAAACAATACTTTTTTAATAAATATTTTGTAATTATTTAAAATTAAATGCTAAACTGTAATTTCTTAAGAAAGGAATTACATGAAACAACCTAGAAACTTTAATAAATTATTGTTGGAGTTTGGAACTGCCAAAGCTGTTGCCATCGATTTGAATGTATCGGTGCAATCAGTCTATATGTGGGCCAAGATGGACCGAGTGCCTACTCGTTACTTAAAGAGGATTGAAGAATTAACGGAAGGCAGAATCAAGCCGGAAGATTTAAGGCCGGAACTAGCATTACCAAACTTTAATAACCCTGGTGTTATTCCAACAATTCGAATGAATGCCTCTTTTGATGAAGGAGAAGAAGATCAATGATTACTCAAGAATTGGTGAAAGAATTATTTGAATACAAGGATGGTGTTTTGTATTGGAAGATTGCACCATCTAATAATGTAAAAGAAGGCGATAAAGCTGGAAGAGTTAGATCTGATGGTTATGCCGGTATTAGTATTAACGATAAGAGGTTTTATACTCATCGTCTGATTTTTTTATATCATCATGGCCATATGCCAGAATGCGTAGATCATATAGACAATAGCCCTCTTAACAATAGAATTGAAAATCTCAGAGAGGCAACAAGGTCACAAAATTCAACAAATATGGTTATGAGAAAAAGCAATACAAGTGGCTTTAAGAATGTTTATTGGAGTAAAAAAACAAAAAAATGGGTTGTTCAAATACGAGTAAACAAAAAAACAAAATCATTTGGTCACTATCACGACATAGAAGTCGCTAACTTTATAGCAGAAACAATGAGAAATAAATTTCATCAACAATTTGCAAGGAGTAAATAATTATGGCAATTCATTCATTAATATCCGCATCAGCATTACCAAGAATCTTTGAATGTCCAGCATCTTTAAGAATGTCTCAAGGGATGCCAAATAAAAGCAATCCAGCGGCTGTTAGAGGAAGTTTAATACATGAAATGGCTGAATCAATTTGGAAAGGTCTTGTGCCAATCACTGAAGATTTAGAGGGTTTAAAATTAGCTCATGATTATATTGATTACATTCGTGGCATTGATGGTGAAAAACATATTGAGATTGACTTAGCACCGGCTTTATCTACAGTTCATCCAGATTGTGGTGGTCATGCTGATTGTATTATTATTAGTCCAACAGAACTACATTGCATTGATTTAAAGTCTGGTGCTGCAATTGTTAAACCCAATTCGATTCAACTTAAAATGTATCTACTTGGTAGCTGGATTCATTTTGGCAGACCGGATTTAAGATTGTTTGCCCACATAGTGCAGCCTTTTAACAATTCAATTCCTGTTGAATATTCAGTTCAAGATTTGTTAGATTTTGAAAAAGAATTACTAGAAATTATTAATAAAGCACATGATCCATTCCAAGATCCAACTCCATCCTATACAGCTTGTAAATATTGCAATGGTAAAACAGTTTGCCCATCGATTAAAGATAAAGCAATTGAAGTGGCCAAGAATGAATTTAAGCCGGAAGAGCATTTGGCTGATTTACCGGAACTGCTTGATACTGCTGAACTCTTAGAAACATGGATTGAGGCAGTCAGAGATGCGGCCAAAGACATTATGAATACTGGTGGTTTCGTGGCTGGCTGGTCCATGTCTAAAGGTCGGAAGATGCAAAAGATTAAGGATGCTAATGCAGTCATTGAGTTATTTAATAGTAACCCAGCTATCTTTGAACTCAAGTCTTTAACTGCTCTTAAGAAGTCTGGCTTTGATGTGCCGGCTGATTTGATTGATGAAACCTTGTCAGCACCATCATTAAAGAGGTCAAAATAATGAATATTATTTTTAGGGAGAATAGACGATAAAAATAATGCTAAACTAAATCCTTAAAGTAAAAAGCCATGACTCTCAATCATGGCTTTCTTTTCCTAAACTTTACTTCTCACCTATATGAATAATAACATAAATCTACAGCAAAAACCATCGATAACTGTTGATGGATATACCTATTACTTACCTAATCCAGATAGAATTCCACAAGTTTTAAAAGATATTCCAAGGTGGGTGACATGGAAGGCAGTCGCGAATAATGGCGATAAACCTCGGAAGGTTCTTTATGATCCAAACTTATTAGATCAGTATGGTAAGTCCAATGATCCGGATACCTGGTCATCTTTTGAGAAGGCATTAACCTCATTCGAGGAAGGCGATCGAGCTGGTATTGGCTTTGTTCTCAATAATGATGGCCTAGTCGGTGTGGACCTTGATAACTGCGTAGATGAGAAGGGAACAATCTCCCCAGAGGCAATTGATTTTTTAAAGAAGCTGCAGCCAAGTTACTGTGAGTATTCTCCAAGTCGCAAAGGTCTAAGGGCATTGGGATATGCAGAACCACTCACAAAGGGCATCAATGGCTCATACAATACTTTACAAGTGGAGATGTATTCAACCGGCAGATATTTGACCATTACTGGAGATGTAATTAAGGATAAAGGGATTCAGAAGATGCCGAACTTTAATAGTTTGGCGAATCAGATTAAACCACAGCAAGTAGTGGCAGCCATTCCAGCACCGAATAGTGATCAAGAGTTTTATGTAGATACAAACCGAAATAACTATTTATTTAAGTTTGCATCGAAGGCAAGAAATGTTATTTCTAGCGAATATATATTACTACAGGCCATTTTGGAGGAGAATAATCGAGTATGTAAGCCACCACTTACAGAACATGAGATTAGGGCTACTATCTTAAAAACTGTCAGTAATTATGAATTTACTCCAGAGATTTCATTGCCTAATCAGGATTTTCAAGTAAATAGCGATGGCGAAGTAATCCAAGATATTGATTGCCTGCAATTTGATATTACTAATTTAGAAATAACGAAAAAAGGGCAGATTACCAATACAAACGACAATCTGTATGCTGCCTTAAATCAATTACAACTCAAGTACGATGAGTTTACCCAGCAGATCATGCTCTACGACAAAAACGAGTTTAGGGCAATTCGTGAAACCGACTTTTTTAGTCTATCAATGCAATTAGAACGACATGGCTTTGTAACTCCATCTAAGTCAAATTTAATGGATTGTGTGTATAAAGTAGCTCACGATCAGCGATTTGATTCAGCGATTGAATGGGGTAATTCCCTCAAATGGGATGGCATTAAACGTATTGATCATTTATTTAGCACCTATTTTGGTGTCGAATCCTCAGCCAGAGAGATGGCTTATTCTCAATATTTTGCGACTGCAATGGCCGGCAGATTACTTGTGCCTGGCATTAAAGTGGACATGGCTATCGTTCTGATTGGCAAAGAAGGCATGAGGAAATCCTCAGCAGTTAATGCTTTAGCTCCCATACCAGATACTTATGCAGAGTTGAACTTTCACGATATTGATAATAAAGATAGCAAAATGTTACTTAATGGCAAGCTCATTGGCGAACTGGCAGAATTGCAAGGTTTAAGGTCCAAAGAAGCGAATATGATTAAGGCATGGGTAGTAAGGCAAGTTGAGGAATATCGGCCCCCATTCGCTAAATTAAATGTTCGTATTCCTAGACGATGTGCATTTATTGGCACAACCAATGATGATGAATTTCTCAGCGTTGGCGAAAATAATCGTAGGTGGCTGCCACTTGATGTAGTCAATCAAGCGGATATTGAGGCACTTATTGCCGATAGAACACAGATTTGGGCAGAGGCAATTCATACTTTTAAAGAGTCTGGAGTGCTGTTTAGGGATGCAGAAACGTATCAAAAAGAAGTAAACGACACCTACTCAGTCATTGATGAATCGCTCCAAGATAAGATTGAAGAGTATATTAAATTGAATTATCAGCAGTCATATAAAGTGTCTGAAATCTGCATGGGCATCCAAAGTAATCCATTTAATGCACCGACAAAAGGGGAACAAATGACAGTAGCAAGGATGCTTAAACATCTTGGATTTGAGAAAAAACGCATTGGAACAACGAGAACTGTGGTGTGGCAAAAGCCTAAAAAGTGACACACCTCTAAAAGGTGTGTCTTTTTTTAAACGAAATTAAGACACACCTCAATAAAAAATGACATACCTCAATGACACACCTTTTTAAAAAAAATTATTTTATGAATCAATACCTTGACATACCTGACATACCTTTTTTAATATTTATTATTATTTATATAAATATAGGTATTTATAGGTATATATACATATTTGGCACTATATAAGGAAATGGTAGGTGTGGTGTACCTAGTGTGTCACACCTAAAAATCACTTAAAACGGAGAAGAAAATGGATGATCGAGTTTATTGCAAAAATTGTGTGTCAATGCCGAATGAATTGGCCAATGGTGAATACAAAACTTGGAAAGGGCAATGCAAGGCTGGTGATCCTTGGTGGCATCCAGAGTTAAAAAATCGATGCACCAAATATCAAGAAAAGAAAATTGTTGTTGAAGAAATATTTTGGGATTAAATTTTGTTTCCCACAAAATAAAACTTTTGATATAAAATGAGTTATCTCGCGTTGAGATTTCTTTGCAAAGGAAAATTAAAAATGAATTACGGTAAACCAGCAAGTGGTGAAAAAATGCCTAAAGGCGTAGTATCTAGCGACAAAACAGGTATGAAAAAGGGATCAGAATCTGGTCCAAACAGCACTAAAGGTACTAAAGGCGAATCAGGCGAAATGATTCCTAAAGGTGCAACGTCTAGCGATACATCTGGTGAGCGTAAAGCTAAACTAGTTGGTGGCGTTGCAATGGGCAAGGCTGATGGCATTGGTGCAAGAGATGCTAGTCACATGGGTAAAAACGATGGTATGTTAGGCGAAATGAAGGGTGGAAGCTCTGAAAAAGTAGTTTACAATCACAAGCGTATTGCTCATCCACAAGACTAAATAAACAAAACCCCTAAAACTTTGTAGAGTGTTAGGGGTTTCTAACATCAAATAGGATAATTATTTAATGTCTGAAAATTATTTTAAAAGTAACTGCGGAAACTGTAAACATTTTAGCGAACCCAATAATATTTTAGGTTCATGTCGCAGATACCCTACTTATCAAAACAGGCATTCTACAGACCTCTGTGGCGAATATGCCCAGAGTTCAACATTTGGAGCATTGGACAACATTGTTCAAGAAGTAACCAAAGAATCCATTCAAGCTGAAGTTGCTGCAATGAAACCCAAAGCAGGAAGGCCCAAAAGAAATGTTGCTTAAACCTTTACACGATAAAATTGTAGTTAAACCCATTGAACGAGTTAAATCGTCTTTGATTCATGTGATTATGGATGAGAAAGACAACATGGGAACTGTGGTCGCAGTCGGACCAGGCAAGAAATTACCCAATGGTCGTAGAGAAGAAATGCCGGTTTTAGTCGGATCATTCGTCAGATTTGGCACAATGGGCAAAGACGAATATTTAAAATATACTGAATACTTTGAAAACAATGAGCGTTATCTGGTTATGAGTTGGGCTGATATTTGCTTTGAACAGGAGAATGTAAATGCCATTAATTAAATCTAAATCAGAAAAAGTTGTGCCTAAAAACATCAAAAAAGAGATAGAAGCAGGTAAACCACAGAAACAAGCAGTAGCAATAGCACTTAATGTACAACGTGAAGCAAAGAAAGGTAAAAAGAAATGATTATCAATTTTCACATCGATCAAATTAATGAAATGATGAAGTATTTGGATGAAGTCCCTCATAAATATGCAAGGGGACTCATTGAATACATTCAAGCTCATGTTAATAAACAAGTAACACCGAAGCCTCCACAACCTCAAAATGTTGAGGAAAAACAAGAGTCTACAACGGATGAAATTCAAGTTAAATTTGTTCCGGCTGATGAAGAAAAACAACCATAAAGTTTTTTTAAAATCAAAATGATAGACGAAAATACGAATAACTCCAAAGGTGGCCAACCTGGTAATAAAAACCAGAGTAAAAATAAACCATTTTTAGATGCGCTCAGACGATCTATTGCACAAAACCCACATAAATTAAGAGCTGCTGCTGACAAGGTTGTTGATAAAGCTGAAGAAGGAGATCCATGGGCAGTATCTTTTTTAGCAGATAGATTAGATGGGAAAGCCACACAATCCACAGATATTACGACTGATGGCCAAACTGTTAACAGTATTCATGTTGCATTTGTAAAGCCAAATGAGTGAAGTTGATGGAGCAATTGCCAAGGCTGAATTCCCATTTAAGATGTCGACCTTGTTCGACAAATCACGTTACAAGGTTTACTGGGGTGGTCGAGGAGCTGGCAAATCCCATTCAGTAGCTAAAGCATTATTAATTTTAGGTGCTAAGTCACCGATTCGCATTTTATGTGCCAGGGAATACATGACATCGATGCGTGATTCGGTGCATAAATTACTAAGTGATCAGATTGAATTATTGGGATTAGACTCATTCTATGAAGTCTTACAAGCCAATATTAAGGGCAAAAATGGCACAGAATTTAGTTTTGTAGGCCTCAAAAACAATACTGCCAATATCAAATCTTACGAAGGTGTGGACTATTGCTGGATAGAGGAAGCACAGTCTGTGACCAAATCCTCATGGAATATATTGATTCCAACCATTCGTAAAGAAAACTCTGAAATATGGGTTTCATTCAATCCAGAGCTGGAAACCGATGAAACTTATCAGCGTTTTGTGATGCATCCACCTGAGAACGCAATTATTCAAAAGATTAACTGGTCAGATAATCCTTGGTTTCCCGAAACTTTGAATCTTGAGCGCATCTCACTCAAGAATCGTGATCCTGAATCCTACAATACAGTCTGGGAAGGAATGTGCCGAGTTACTGTTGATGGTGCTATTTTTGCCAAGGAGATGCAACAGGCTGAGATGGATAACCGAATCACTAGAGTGCCATACGATGCCATTAAGCCAGTTCATGCAGTCTTTGACCTTGGCTGGGCTGATCATACTGCCATTTGGTTTGTGCAGTTTATTGGTTTAGAAATCCGATTAATTCGATATATGCAGGCCAATCAACAGACGATTAGTTGGTATTTGGCTGAGATGCAAAAGTTTGGTTATCACTTTGATACGCTGTGGCTGCCACATGATGCAGCTGCTAAAAGTTTAGGCTCAGGGCGATCGATTGAGGAAATTGTGCGTAGTGCTGGGTACAAAGTTCAGATATTGCCAAGAGTGCCGGTGACTGACTCCATCAACGCAGCCAGAACTATTTTTAATAAATGCGTGTTTGATCGTGAGAACTGTGGCGATGGCCTGCAATGTCTTAGACACTATCGGTATGATGTCGATGAAAGTGGCGCATGGTCACAGAAACCATTGCATGACCAATATTCCCATGGTGCTGATGCGTTTAGGATGCTAGGTCTTTTAGTTAATGAGCCAAAGAAAACAGTAAAAAGACCAGTTAATATTGAACGTGGCTCATGGATGAGTTAAAATTGCAAAAATTACAAGGGTAAATTATGGCCGAAGAAATCATTGAGCAAGATGACAGAATCTATCAAGCAATGGAGTTTTTACGTCAAGTGAATGATGTGGACTCCAATAATCGTGCTGAGGCTTTAGATGATGTGCGTTTTAGCAATGGCGATCAATGGCCTGTTGATGTGCAGAACAGTCGTTTATTAGAAGCCAGACCTTGTTTAACAATTAATAAAGTTGATGCGTATTGCCGACAGATTGTTAATCAGATTCGTGAGCAACGACCTAGAATTAAAGCGCATGGCATGAATACTCAGACTGATGAGAAACAGGCGCAGATTATTACAGGCATTTGTAGGCACATTGAATTACAGTCAGATGCTGACCAGGCTTATATCAATGCAGTCGATTATGCGGTTCGCATGGGCTGGGGATATATCCGAGTCCATACCGATTATGTGAAGGATGATAGCTTTGACCAAGAAATTTATATTCGACCAATTGAAAATCCTTTTACTGTGTATTTTGATCCCAATTCCATTATGGCTGATGGATCAGATGCTGAGCGCTGCCTTATCACTACCTTAATGAGTAAGAAATCATTTAGTGCAATGTATCCTGATGCTGAAATAGATCAAGGTTTTGTTAGTCGTGGTACTGGCGATGTGATGGGTGATTGGGTACAAAAAGAAGAAATTAGAATTGCCGAATATTGGTATTCAATCAGAGAATCCGTTGAATTAATGCAGTTATCGGATGGCTCAAGCATTTACGCTGATGAAGTCGATGAAAAGTTAATGGAAAAATTAGGTGTTGAAGTCATTAATCAACGCACAACAATCCGTAAAAAGATTAAATGGGCCAAAGTAACTGCAATGCAAGTGCTTGAGGAAGGTGATTGGGCTGGTCGTTATCTGCCGATTATCCCTGTTTATGGTCAAAGCACCATAGTCCAAGGTAAACATAAGCGTTTTGGCTTAGTCCGCATGGCTAAAGATCCGCAGCGTATGTATAACTATTGGTCAACTGCTCTGACTGAAACTGTCGCACTTGCACCTAAAGCAAAATGGATATTAGCAGAAGGACAGGATGA